GCCGTGAATGGTGGACTCACGGCGTATGGTTTTAACGTGTTTTCAGCTTCCGGTGATGGGAGTCTTACCCGCGTCAACAACTCTACCAGATATATGTGGGGTGCCCAGTTGGAGGTCGGCTCGACGGCGACGGCGTTTCAGGACGTGGGGACGGACAAGGTGAGCGTGTTCACCGGCGTCACGAAGCTGTCGGACGCGGCCTATGGGGTTATCGCGGACCTGTCCACGGACCCCAACGCCATCAACGGCTCGTTCGGCGTCGGCGTGGCAACGCTCAACGGCGATGGCTCGCGCCGGACGTGGGCCTCGACGGTGCGCGGCACGTCGCAGAACCTCGGTGGGGCGGCGGTTTACGCCTCGCCAGACACCCGCGTGATGACCGCGTCGTTCGACATCGCGGGCACGACGAGCGCGACCGAGAACGCGATGCGACTCAACGGCGTGGCGCAGACCTTGGCGTATAGCCCGAGCGATGCTGGCATCAGCGCGTTCGGCTCCTACGTCCTGTACGTCGGCCGTCGCGCTGGCACCTCGTCGCCGCTCAACGGCCGCATCTTCCAGCTCATCGTGCGCGGGGCGGCGACGGATAGCGTGACGGTCATCAACGCCGAGCAGTATGTGGCCCAGAAGACGGGAGTGGTACTCTAATGGCTGACGAAATCTTTCGGACTATCGTGGTGTCGGCCGACGAGCAGGCCGAGGCGCAGGCGATTGCCGCCGAGTATCCGGGGGGCGCGGGGATGTTCACGACCGCCTGCTCCCCCACCGGCGACCTGCCCGCCACGGACTACATCTCGTCGGGCTATGTGACCACGGACATCGTGGACGCGCTCGCGGCGGGGCTGGTGGACGAGGACATCACCGAGGAGCCGCCGTTTGTGGCGCTGGACCGGCTGGGCCTCAAGTTGGTGAGTGAGCCGGAGCCTGCGCCTGAGGGGACCGCGGATGGCAATTGAGCGCGGCGGCGAGCGGTTCGCTGGCTTCAACAAGCCGAAGCGGACGCCGGATCACCCCTCGAAGAGTCATGCCGTGCTGGCGAAAGTCGGCGACACGGTACGCCTGATCCGGTTCGGGCAGCAGGGCGTGTCGGGCTCGCCGCGGCGTGAGGGCGAAAGTGATGCCAGCCGGAAGCGTCGCGAGGCGTTCAAGGCGCGGCATGCTGAGAATATTCGCAAGGGGCGGCTAAGTGCCGCCTACTGGGCAAACAAGGTCAAGTGGTGATTCCTACCGGGAGGCTGGATGGCGGCGAGTGTTGAGGCGATCTGCGAGCTAGCGCTCGGCCATCTGGGGATGGCTGACAGCATCACGAATATCGACACCGACCAGACGGCGGTGGCGCGGGCGTTTCGGCGCTTTTATGCGCAGGCCAGAGACGAGGTACTGACGGCATTCCCGTGGACCTTCGCCAAGCGGTACTGGGATTTCCTCGAGCAGCCCGGCACCGGGACGGTCGAGGTCGTATCGCATGCTGGGCACTATGACGCCAATTTTACGACGTCGCAGGATTTTGCATTGACCGTTGGGGATATCCTGACTATCAATGGCGTCGATTATACAATGCTCGAGCGCCATAACACCACGACGTGGCATGTGTCTCCGTCGACGGCACAAGCTGCTGGCAGCACCTTTACGATTGCCAAGAAGCGCCTGTCCGATCCGACCGCGGACTGGTCGTATGCGTATCGGATGCCAGCGGATATCCTGCAGCCGCTCCGACTGGTCGACGGCAACCGCACCCCGATCCGGAGCAACTGGCCGGTGTTCTGGGTAGGCGAGGATGAGACGGGCCGGTTGCTGTATTGCAACTACGACACCGAGGTGACGATGGAATACGTCAAGTCGGTGACGGATGTGACCAAGTATCCGGTGCTCTTTACGCAGGCGCTGGCCGCAAAGCTGGCGATGTATGCGGCCCCGATGCTGGTCGGCGCTGATCCGAATCCGGTGATCAGCCGGATGGTGCAGTACTACTCGGCGTTCTTGGCTGAGGCCCGGGCGATGGATGCGATGCGCAGCCGTCCGGACGATGATGCGGATGCCGAGTTGATTCAGGCGCGATAGATGACGATCGACCCGAGCGGCAAGCGATATATTGAGCGCCGACTTGGTCGGCTTGCGCTCGAGAATATTGCAGACGGCGCGACCGGGCCGAGTGGGCCGATCGGCGCGACGGGCGTCCCGGGAGTGATGGGGCTGCCCGGAGCACAGGGGCCGTCTGGAGCGACCGGACCTGCCGGTGCTACCGGTGCTGCCGGGGCAACCGGGCCAGCGGGCGTGATGGGTCTTCCGGGGGCGGTTGGTGCATCTGGGCCGACTGGGCCGCAAGGCACGACTGGCCCGACGGGGGTGCCCGGTATAATGGGCCTTCCCGGGGCTCAGGGGCCGTCTGGAGCCACTGGACCGCAGGGGACCACCGGACCTACCGGGGTGCCCGGGATAATGGGTTTACCGGGTGCTCCCGGCCCGACTGGCGCGACTGGACCAACTGGCGTGACCGGTGGTGCTGGATCAACGGGTGCGACCGGCGTGCCCGGTGTGATGGGCTTGCCGGGAGCGGTCGGAGCGACTGGCCCAACTGGAGTACAGGGAGCGACCGGTGTGACTGGGGTTACCGGCGTGCCCGGCGTGATGGGGCTCCCCGGTGCAGTGGGTGCAACCGGACCAACCGGGGTGCAGGGAGCGACCGGTGTACAGGGAGTTACTGGCCTTACTGGAGCGACTGGGCCAGCTGGAACAGACCCGTGGACGTACAAAAAGCTGACGGCGGACTACCCGACCACGAGCGCGACGCTGGCGACGATTAGCGCGGGCGGTGTCTCGCTGGACTTCACGCCGACGGCGAACACGCACTACGAGTTTGAGGCGATGCTGATGCTCCGCACCTCGACGGCGACCAACAACCCCCGCACGGGTGTGGCGTGGCCGACGGGGATGACGGACGGCGTGGTGTTTATCGAGCAAACTGCCGCGACGGCGACCACGGTGGTCTACACGGCGGGCAACATCGCCGCGACCGTGCAGGTGGCGGCGGGTGGCTTGCCGAATAACACGCAGTCGTGGCCCTGCTTCATTAAGGGCGTGATGACCGCTGGCGCAACGCCGGGGAGCACGTTCCGCATCCAGATGGCGGCGGAGACGGCGGGTGGCACGATGACCGTCGAGACGGGCAGCTTCCTCAAGTATCGGACAATCTGATGCCGACCTATTCGTGGACCTTCACGTCATTTGACTGCTACCCGATGCAGGATGGGCACTCGGACGTGGCCTATCAGGTCTGGTACACCTACACCGCGACCGAGGGTGGGGTGTCCGGCTCGGTCACGGGCAAGAACGCCATCTCGCCCTACGACGGCTCCCGCCCGTTTGTGCCATTTGCCGACCTCACCCCTGAGGTCGTGGCCGACTGGCTGGAGACGGGGATGGGGCCGGAGGCGCTCGCGCAGTTGCGTCAGCGAGCGGACGCGGTGCTTGAGGCCGCGCAGCACCCCACCTCCGTTACCCTTCCGCCCCCGTGGGCGTAACGCCTTTATCGGATATACACATGGCTCGCTTTTACGCAACATTCGACAACAGCACGAACGCCACGCTGGAAGGCACGAGTTCAACATACTCGTTTGACCGACTGACTTTTACCAACGGAGCGGCGTTGAAGTCTGCCCTGTTGAGTGCGCGTGCGACACTGTCGTCGCAGTTTTATGCGCAGATCAATGCGGCAAATCAGAATGGCAACAACGGGGTCGTCGTGCCGACCGACGGCTACACCGTTGGCGGTGGTAATCTGTCGGGCACAAACCTGTACACGAACACGCAGGCGGTGTACAACTCGGACCTACGGGATCGCCCGAACCCGCCGATTACCGTGTCAAACTCTACCGCCGTTTCCCCCGCGGATTCGTGGACGATTGCACAAACAGACTACACCGCCTGCAATACGGCCTTCCTGAATGCAATGGCGGGCATTGGTGGGCTGCAGTCCCAGCCTGCTGGTGGCGTCTATGCACGCTTGAATTCGGTCAATAGCCGCACGATGACGCTTGAGTCGCTGTGGCACGACAACGACATGACCTACTTCGCGTGGGACGACTATACGCCGGGTAAGCCAACGAGCATTGCGGTGAATGTCAGCACCGCAAACGTCATCGTGACCGGACTCAGTAATTACGAGTTTAGTATGGATCGGCACGCGTCGATCTATGTGTCCTATGCCGGGCGCATTATCAAGGGTGGCGTGCCGCAGTCGGTCAGTGGCAACACCACCGTGTCGGCGGGCGGGTCGTCCGCGAATATGGCGCACGGGGTTACTGGTCTGACGGCTGGCGTGGATACGTGGGACCAGATGGATATCATCGCGTACTACACACTGACCAATCAGGGCGTGTACCCGGTCGCGCTTGGGTCTGGTAGCACCACGGTCTCTGGCGCGAACCAGACACTGACCAATCAGAGCGGCACGATCAACGCCGTCTAATGCGCCTCCATCTCCTCGGCCTCCCGCATACCGTGACGCGTGATGACTACAGTCATTGCGCGTTCACGGGCAAGGTGCAGAAGTTTGCGCCGATGATGCGTCCGTTGGGATACGACGTCATCCACTACGGCGTCGAGGGTGCTGAGGCCGGGGCGACCGAGTACATCGAGGTGATGTCGCGGGACGTGCAGGTCGCGCTCTTAGGGCACGACCAGTCAGACAAGCAGAAGTTCCACGGCGACGATGCGAACGTGGGCAATCCGCTGTACACGGAATACAACCACCTTCTGCGTCCGTTGCTTGAAGCACATGTCGAGCCGGGCGATCTGGTATGCCACCCGTTTGGGTTCGCGCACGCGAGCGCCGCGGGCACGCACAAGGGTGTGAACATCGAAACCGGCATCGGATATCCGGACACCTACTTCCCGTTCCGCGTCTTTGAGTCGCAGGCGTGGCTGCATTGGCATCTTGGGAAGCACGGTCGCGCTGGCAACAGCTACGAGTGGGTGATCCCGAACTACTTCGTGGCGGAGGACTGGCCGGTCGTTTCTACGCCACAGGACTATGTGCTGTACTTTGGTCGACTGACGCCGATCAAGGGCTGTGGTGTGGTGGCGGATATTGCCCGGCATATGCCAGAGACGCGGTTCGTGCTCTGCGGGCAGGGCGATCCGACGCCGTTCCTGACGAGCCCGAACATCGAGTATCTCCCACCGGTGACCGGCAAGGCGCGGGCGGCGCTGCTCGGGAATGCGCGGGCGGTGCTGATGCCGACGCAGTACGTCGAGCCGTTTGGCGGGGTGTGCGTCGAGGCGATGCTGACCGGCACGCCCGTCCTCGCCTCGCCATTCGGGGCGTTTCCTGAGCTCATTCGGCACGGCGAGACCGGCTTCCTGCCGCGGGTACTGATGGAGTGGGTTCGCGGCATTGAGCGGGCTGGCTCGCTGAATCGCGCGGCCATTGGGCAGTATGCCCGGTCGCGGTTCAGCCTCGAGTCCGTTGGCCCGCAGTACGATCTGGTTTTTCAGCAGTTGTCGGCGCTGGCCGCTGGCCGCGACTGGTACACCTATCCGGGTAGCCTATGAAGATTGCACAACGGTCCTTTGCTGCCGGTGAGGTTGCACCGGCGCTGTACGCTCGAGCGGATGTCGGGTTCTACGGGCAGGCGCTGCGCACACTCCGTAACGCGTATGTGATGCGCACGGGCGGCATGCAGTCTCGCCCGGGCACGGTCTATAAGGGCACGACCAAGAGCAACGGCAGTGCGCGTCTGATTGCCTGCGTCTTTGCAGACGATCAGAACTATGTACTGGAGTTCGGCAACCTGTACGTCCGGTTCTGGAAGGACGGGGCGCTGGTTACGGCAACGGTGACCGGCGCGTGGGCAGATGCGACCGCCTATACGGTCGGCACGGTGGTGAGCTACTCCGGCACCAACTATGTCTGCCTCCAGTCGCATACGTCGGCGACGGCCACCAATCGTCCGAGCACCGGCAGCAGCTGGACGGACTTCTGGTACGCGCTGACCGGCACGACCTATGAACTGCCGACGCCGTACACGACGGCGCAGCTGAATGCGCTGCAGGTCGCGCAGGTGCCCGGCCAGATGTTCATCGTGCACCCAAGCCACGTCCCGGCAGCACTGATCCGATTGGCGAACAACCAGTGGGACTTGGCGAACCTGACCTTTAGCACCGGTGCACTCAGCGCTCCGACCGGGATCACGGGAACGTGGTGGACGAACGGCATCTCGGCGTGGACCACGGCCACGGCCTACACGATCAATGCGAAGGTGGTGCGCGGCGGACTCGTGTATTACTGCTACGCCGCACATACGTCTGGCGCGAGCACCGAGCCGGGCGTGGGCGGAAGCTGGACGTCGTACTGGGTCAAGAAGGAATTCACGGCCACCGGCACGGGCTACTGGTACGTCATCACGGCGTATGACAGCACCGGTCGCGAAGGGCCAGCCTCGGCTCCGGTCAAGTCTGAATCCGGGCAGAATGCCTTGAGCCCGAACTGGGTGAACGTGGAGCTCAACTGGTCCGCGGTCACCGGAGCCTCTGGCTATCGCGTGTACCGCGGATATAACGAATCAGACTACCGGCTGCTTGCAGATATTCCGTCTGGCTCCGGCACGGCGCTCTCTGACAACAACCCGTTCTCGAGCGCATATATTGGGCAGTATGGTCCGCCTGAGCCACCGGCCAGTCTGTTTGCGTCGGCGAACAACTACCCGTCTGCCGTGGCGCTCCATCAGCAGCGCCTGATCTTGGCTGGGACAAATAATCAGCCGGATACCGTGTGGGCGTCCGTGACCGCGGAGCCGTACAACTTTACGGTCCGGTCGCCGATTCAGGACGACGACTCGATCCAGTGGCGGCAGCTGGCGAATCGGTCGACGTCAGTGCGACACCTGCTGGCCGTGGCAAACCGGCTGTTCGGATTCACGAACATTGGCGAGTTCATCGTCTCCGGGTCAAACGATGGCATCCTGCGGCCCGGGGAAATCAACCCGGTGGTGTTTAGCTATAACGGCGCGGCGACGGTCGCCCCGCTCGGGATGGACGACTCGGCAATTTACCTGCAGGCCCGCGGCTCCCGGGTGCTGGCGCTGACGCAGCGGCAGGTCGAGGGGACCATCGGGAACGACCTATCGCTCCTCTCGGCGCATCTAGTCGATGGGTACTCCATCACGAACTGGGCCTTTCAGGAGATCCCGCATCAGCTTGCGTGGATGGTGCGATCGGACGGCCAGCTGCTGTCGCTGACGTATGTCCCGGAGGCTGGCATCACTGGCTGGGCACGGCACGATACGGACGGCGTGTTCGAGTCGGTGTGCGTGGTGCCTGAGGGCAACGAGGACGCGGTCTACGTTGTGGTGCGCCGAACGGTCAACGCCGCCACGGTGCGGTACGTCGAGCGCCTCGCCAACCGCACCGCGACGAGCCCGGTCCTCTGCGATGCGGCCAAGACGTATACCAGCCCGGGGACGAATACGCTAACCGGCCTGAGCCACCTCGAGGGCAAAGCGGTGGCGGTGGTCGCGGATGGCGTGGTGAAGGCCAGCCCCAATAACGCGGCCTATACCACGGCAACGGTTACCAGCGGACAGGTGGTCGTGTCCGGTATATCCACAGCCACGAACGTGCAGGTCGGGTTGCCGTATACAGTGGACCTCGAAACGCTGGATATCGATCAGGGCCGCGGCTCAATCAAAAACGACAATATCCGCATCGGGCAGGTGTTTATCTGGATCGAAAACAGCGGGTCGTTCTACGTTGCGCCGCGGTCAGTGACTGGCACGTCGCTGACGACGTTCGAGCAGTACGTCCCGATGAACGACGAGGAATATCCACTCGCCGCGGGACAGACGTTCACTGGGGTCGCACCGCTGGTATTGCAGTCGACGTACACGAAGAATGGGCGTATATTCATCCGGCAACCCGATGCGGTGCCGCTCACAATTCTGGCCGTGGTGCCGGAAGGCTTGATTAACGGGCGAGGGTAAAATGGGCGCGTTGACTAGTGCAGTGCTGTTGACTCTTCAGGTAGGCTCGCAGGTTGCGCAGTCGCGCACCGCGGCCCGACTTGCGCGGCAGCAGCGATCGCTTGCGGAGCAGGCGGCGGTCGACGTCGAGCAACGCGGCGCTCAGGACATCGAGCAGTATCAGGCACAGTTGCGTCAGCTGCGCGGGGCGCAGCGCGTCACCGGCGCGGCGCAGGGGCTAGCGCTTGAGGAAGGCACGATGCAGCAGATCGCGCAGCAGACGGAGGCGATCGGCGCAGAAGACGTGCGACGGCTGCGCGAGAATATTCGGCGCGAGGCGTTTGGCATCCGCACGCAGGGACAGATTGATTTCCGCGCTGGAATGGCGCAGTCTCGAGCGCTCGGCATTGAAGCGGCTGGGACGCTGCTTGGCGCTGGGCGAAAGGGCTACGATTGGTGGTCGACTCGCCAGCGAAGAGCGCCGCGTCCGACGGCTGGTGGCCTTGGCGGGGGTAGTTACTAATGCCACGGGTGCCGATGCTTTCGACGCCGCAAGTTGAGTTGCGGCCCATTGCGACACCGCGGCTCCGGGCAGAGGCAGATACGGGAACGGTGGCCCTGACGGCGATCGCCAAGACGGCGAGCAACGTCGCGGAGTTTTTTGCCGCGGAGCAGCAGAAGGCGGACGAGATCCGTCTTGAGGACGCCGAGGCTGAACTGCGCACGCAGATGACGGAAGCGCTCTCCCAGCCTGAGACCGGCATCATGAACTTGTCCGGTCGACGTGCGATGGACGCGGAGTCTAAGTTCTACCAAGATCTGGATCAGCGAATTAGCCGTATCCAGAGCGGCCTTGCGAACTATCGCCAGCGGCAGCTGTTTGCCCGCCGGGCGCAGCAGTTGCGGACCGACGTGCAGGGCCGCGTGTCTACGCACATCGCAAACGAGACTGAGCGCGTGGACGCCGCCGCCTACGAGGCAAATGTGGCTGGCGACCTTGACCGCATCAGCACGCAGGCTAAGACCGGCGCGGATGTCACGGACGCCGTGACGACGCTTGCCAACCGCGCCACGCTTTACGCGGATCGCCGGGGCATGCCGCCGGAGGCGATTGCCAATATGCGCAAGCAGGTGGTCAGCCGCGCCCGGATGACTGAAATGCAGGCACTGGTCGATTCTGGGAGAGCCGATGCTGCTGCAAATGTGCTCGCGCAGTACGGTGACACGCTGACCGCCGAGGACCGCGCCAAGGCGACCGACTGGGTGCAGACGGCACAGAAGACCTCGCGGGCGCAGTCTGCGGAAGATCGGATTATGGGGGCATATGGGGATCGTCCTGCGGAGGCTCGGGCCGCGGCCCGGCAGGAGCCGCCGGAGATCCGCGATGACGTGGTGCGCCGAGTCAATAATCGGTTGGCTGAAATCGAGCAGGAGCGCCGGGTCGAGGAGAACAACATCACGGATCAGGCGTTCACCACGCTCGAGCAGCGTGGGTACAACGCACTCCAGAGCAATACCACGCTCTGGGCGCAGACTGCGACCGTGCGCGGGTTGCGATCGTCCCTGCAGGCGCGGGCGGAACAGCAGGCGTCTGGCACGGAGCCCGAGACGAACTGGGGGCTCTGGGCCGAGCTCGCAACCACCGCGCAAAACAATCCGCAGGAACTGCTGAAGCCGGAATACGCTCCGATCCGGATGCGCCCATATCTCTCGAATACGGAATACAAGCAGTACGTCACAATGCACGCCAAGGCGCAGCGCGGCGACAATGACGCGGTGCGATTTACCGGGCAGGCGATGACGTCGACCAACGATCTGATCCTGCAGGAAGGTCAGGCGATGAACCTGTTCGGGTCGAATTTGCGCGTCAGCGACCTGAAAGGTCGGCAGCTGGGGTTGTACAATCAGCTACAGACGACGGTGACTCGCACGATCGAAGATCAGGAGTCGCAGCTTCGTCGTCCGCTCAGCGCCAGTGAGCGGCGAAACATTGTGTTCAATGCGCTTGCCGAGCGCAAACTGCAGGATGTAAACAGCCCGGCAATGACGCCAATACAGGCCAGAGGGTCGGCGGTCGGGTGGGCCTCGTACATCCGCAGTCTCGGTGGGGTCGTGACCGCTGAAAAGGTGCAGGCGCTTATTAACGCTGATGCGCTGTATACCGATCCGGTGCAGAAGACGCGCGAACTTCAACGCATTGCCACAGGGCGATAAATGGGTAACCCACTCGAGCGGGAAATGGATCGCATCCGTCGGGAACAGCAGGCCGCGGCGAATGCCCCATTGTCGCCCGTGCTGCCAGTCTCGACACCGCCTCGCGTGCGTGGTCCGGAGGAGCTAGCAGCACAGCTGCGAGCAGCCAATCAGCTCGGTCGTCAAAAGTCGCAGCAGGAGTCGGCGGAGGCTATCCGACTCAGCCAGCGACTCGGCCTTCCGGCGGAGGTCGTGGCGTCAGATCTTGAAGCGGTTCGGACACAGGAGTTCCAGAGGCTCAGTGAGGACATTGCCAAGTCCGCGCCGGTCACGGCGTCGTGGGGTGCGGAGCCGACGCGAGCCTCCGCGGTTGGGCAGAGTGGCTGGGAAAAGCTGAGCCGGATTGAGCGCATCTTCGGCACTGGATTGTCCGAGGCATTCCTGCAGGCGCGTCAGCCGGGATTGTTCCAGCCGTCGTATCGCCCAGCCGAGCGCGATTTCGTTCCTACGCCGCTGCAGCAGCGTGGAGCCGTGGTCGCGGAGTTTGCTCGCTCGAAGGCCAACTTCGACCTCGGCAATTACCAGTTCCTGCAGACACCGGCAAGCCGGGCGCGTCCGGAAGTGCAGCGGGAGATCGATCGCTTGCGTCAGCGGGCGGCTGGGTTTTCGGTGCCTGACGCCGGTGTTGGCGCTGGCGCGGTTGCCGAAGAGGCGGCTCGGTCGGTCGCGAACATCGTGGCCTCGATTACCGAGGCGCTCGAGGGATCTGCGATTGGTGCCGCCGGTGCAGCGAGCGCGGGTGCGCTTGGTGCGCTGACCGCTGGCCCCGCCGCAGTACCCGCCGCTGGCGCTCTCGCGGCGGGCGGCGCAGCGACCGGAAGCGCGGCGCGGATTTACCAGTTCTCGTCTGGCCTCGCGATCGATCAGTTCCTGCAGGCCGGGATTGATCCGGAGGCGGCTGACGCGTTGGGGCGGACCGTGGGCCTCGGATCGGCAGCGCTCGAGGTCGTCGGGCTCAATCGGATTGGCAAGCTATTCGGCCTCAATGGGGCGGCTCTGGCATCCCGGGTGGCGCAGCGTGGACTGCAGGACTTGACCACGCGGCGAGCGGTGATGGAGGGTGTGAAGGCTGCCGCTGGAACGATTGCTGTCGAAACCGGGACGGAAGTCGCGCAGCAGGCACTGCAGCTTGGCGGCGAGCAGGTGGGTCGTATGATGTCGGATCTGCCCAGCATCACCGGTGACCGGGTGCTGGATGAGCTCTGGACGACCGCTTACACCACCGTCCTCGGGATGGGCCTGCTGGCGGTGCCCGGCGCGGCTATTACCACGGTAAACGAACTGGGCCGGGTCGAGCAGGCGAAGAAGGCGCAGGATTTCCTGACGGCGCTCGGTGATTCGGTGGAGTCGACGGAGTTGCGGACGCAGATGCCGGAGCAGTTCCAGCAGCTGCTCCAGCAGAACATCGACGAATACGGCCCGGTGCAGAACGTCAGCATCCCGGTTGATCGGTTCGTCGCGTATTGGCAGGAGCGGAACCTTGATCCGCGCGTCGTGGCGGAGCAGATCCTCGGTGACACGACGGCGTATGATCAGGCGCTGGAGCAGGGCACCGCGGACGTCGTGATTCCGCTGGCCGACTTTGTGGCAAAGGTCGCTGGCACGGAGCACTATGCTGGCCTGCTGCCGGATATCCGCCTGCGTCCGGGCGACCTGACCGTGCGTGAGGCGGAGGCGCTTGCTCCTGAGCTCGAGCGGAGCCTCGACGAGTTGCGCGGCGACCTCGAGACCGCGGCATCGACCACGCCGACCGAGGCGTCGGCGGTGCGGGTGTACGAGGCCGTCCTCGAACAGATCGTGGCGACGGGCCAGTACACGGCAGAGCAGGCCCGTCCGCAGGCGCAGGTGATCGCCAACCTGTATTCGACGATGGCGCGGCGGGCCAACCTCGATCCGTTCCAGCTTTGGCAGTCGCGCAATATCAGCATCCTGTCCCCGGTGCAGGCCGAGGTGCTGTACGACGCCGTCGCGGAGATGGAAGAGGCGATGGCTGAGAACCCGTCGTCGCCTCGGGCCGTGGCCGCGGTGCAGCGGGTGGAGCAGTTGCGGACGGAGATGTCGGCGACCCCCGCCGGTGCGGCGGTGGCTGAGCAGGTGCTGACGCCGATGGTGATGCCGATCAGTGCGGTGGATATCGGCCAGCGCGTCGTGCTTGCGGACGGGCGTTCCGCGGTCGTGACTGGGCGCGAGGCGGGCAATGTGGTGGTCCGGATGGCCGGTGCACCGGAAGGCGAGACGACGCCGATCGCTGGGGACCGCGAGGTGCAGGTGCCCGGGGCCGTGCTGCGGCAGGCGCGTGCGGTCCCGACGCCCCGCCTTGAGGCGACGGCAAACCTCCGGGCGGTCTTTGACTTTGCCCGGAAGAACCAGTTCCGCGTGAACCGCGACTTCAAGCTGGCGCTGCAGGCGCGGGCGCAGGAGGCCGCGGCAGAGGACGGGGTCGACCTGACGGAGTTCAATACGGCAACGCTGGATTATCTCGTGCGCGTCGGTCTGGCGGACGCCGAGTACGCGATGGAGACCAACCCGAACGCAATCGGCTGGTACGAGCGAAAGGTGCGGGAGGCGCTGGCGATTTCTGCCCTGACCTACCCAGAGATCGAGACCGACCAGAACGCGCGGTTTGCGTTTATCGTGGCGTTGGCCGTGACGTCGAACGGCATGAAGGTCGACAAGAACTTCGAGTTGGCCGATCAGGTGTACCGGGCCTACCGCGAGACCGGCCAGATGCCGACCAATGTCAAGGCCGGTACGGCGCAGGGCGCGATGAATACCGCGTTCAAGCTGTTCAACGAACTGGTGCCGCTCTACGGGATGGACACGCTGCGGCAGGCGATGATTACGCAGTTCGACGTCGGGACGTTGAAGGCAATGGGGTTCAAGATTACCGGCGAACACGTCGACGTGATCGTGCGCGGTGCGGCGATCTTCGGCCCCAAGATTGGCAACGGATTCTTCGCAAACCTGTACGGGTTCTTTGATGCGCTGACCATTGACCGCTGGCTGATGCGGACGTGGGGGCGCTGGACCGGGAACCTCGTCGAGGACCGCCCGGATATGGTGGCGGAAAAGTCGACCGAGCTCGCGCGGCTGGTCGCGATCATCAGCCAGAACGCGGAGGCCAAGCAGACCATCGAGAAGATGCTCAAGCTCTCACTCGATGCGCCGATCGAGGACATCGGCAAGGCCGTGCAAAAGGCGTCGGCGAAGGAAAACAATCGCGACGTGATGAATGAGCTCATGCTCAACGGTGAGAATGTCGGCGAACAGCTGCGCCTTGTGGGTAATAGTCTCGCCGGGTATCTTGATGGGCAGATTGAAGCCCCGACGGCGGACGTCCGCAAGAAGATCCGCGGGGTGTTTCAGCGCGTGCTGGAGCAGTTGCAGGTCAACAATCCGGACCTGACGATGGCCGATCTGCAGGCGCTGCTCTGGTATCCGGAGAAGCGGCTGTACGACTCCGCCGTGATGGAAGCGGATGAGGCAGAGGCGGAGTATGCTGACGACGAAGCGCCAGACTATTCCAATGCGGCAGCGAAACTTGCCCGAAGCAAGGGCATTACCGAGGAGGCCATTCAGGATGTACTACGACGAGAACGGGCGATTGATGGACGCACAGCGGCAGCACGACGCCAGCTTGAAGGTGTCGGTGCCGACCCCGCAGCAAGTGCAGATGTTGAAGGACTATCTCGCCAAGCACGACGGAATTTCGTCGCTCGATCCGTCCTCCGACGCCTACGATCCGATATCGCTGGCGATGGCACGAAATCCGAAACTTACGCGCGAAAAGGCCGAGGAGTTCGCGCGAGCCTTCGGCTTCTAGGGCAGACGGTCGACGTCGTTGGGCAATACACGCCGTCGATCAAGTTCCGCAATCGCATCGAGGCGGCGAACGGCACGGCGCTAGAGTTCTTCGAGCTCGCGCCGGATGCGACGTCCGCGCAGGTCTTTACCGACGCGATCACCGCGGCCAAGAATAGCACGCCGTTCGGGGCGGCAGTCTTTGTCTATGCGCCGGAGGACTACGCCGGGATGCGACTCTTTGTCGCCGAGGACGGCCAGACGGGATTCGCGCTGAAGCCGGATGGCGACATCGTCTCGGTGTTTTCGTACGGCGTGCCCGGCGGAGCGCGTGGAGCGATTGAACTGGCGATCCAGCAGGGTGGCCGCAAGCTAGACGCGTTCGCGACGGTCCTGCCGGAGTATTACTTCGCGCACGGTATGCGTGAAGTCGCGCGACTGCCGTGGGATGACACGCAGGCTCCGCCCGACTGGGACACCAACACATTCGCGGATTTCAACGACGGTCGTCCGGACGTCGTGTTTATGGTGTTTGATCCGGAGTTCTCTGGGCCGTATGAGGTCGCGCCGTATGCGGCGGATTACGGGGCCGCGCTGGCGGCACAGGATCGGGCGCTCGCGGATCTCGACACTCGCGTGCAGCCCGTGGTCGCGCCACAGGTGCTGCGGCAGGCGGCGGGCGGTGTCCCGGATCAGTCGGTGGCCCAGCTGGTGGATCGGGCTACTGATCCGCGCTGGGTCTACGAGGATCTGCCGGAGACGATCGATGTCGACGGTGTGACGCGTCCGACGCGGAATAGCCTTGGTCAGCAGATCACGTTCAACGCCAAGGCGATGCGAGCTTTCTGGCGGTGGTTCGGTGACTCCAAGGTGGTCGACGCGCAGGGTCGTCCGATCATGATGTACCACGGCACGGTGGCAAATGTTGACTTTGATACGTTCCGACTGAACCCGCGAGAGATGGGCGTGCATACCGGAACGCCGGAGCAGGCGACAGATCGGGTGCGAGCGCTGAGTGGCGATGAGTTTATGGATGAGGCCGTTGGTCCTCGTATTTTGGAACTATATGTCAAGGCGGACAATCCGCTGCGATTAGAAGATGAGGGTGGGTTTTCTCCGCGCAGCCACGCCGTGCCGCAACTCGTCGACCTTGGCATATTGAGCGTAGAGCAGGGATTTGAACTGAGCCAGATCCCGTGGACGGAGGCATCGTACAGTGAGGTATACAATCGGGTGATTGACGCTCTTCGCGAGCGTGGATATGACTCAATTGTTTATTTCAACCAATATGAGGGCACTCAAACAGCTAGCGGTGGCGACGATTCGTACATCGTTTTTACGAAGCAGCAGGTCAAGTCGCCAGTAAACGTCGGCACGTTCAGCCCGCGTCTTGCCAGCACGTTGCGGCAGGAGGCATATCACGGCAGTCCGTATTTATTTGGCCGTTTTAGTCTTTCTGCAGTTGGAACTGGTGAAGGACTTGCTCGCTTTGGGTGGGGAATTAACCTGACGCGCAACAAGGGAATTGCTGCAAAATATAGAGATGTTGTTTCGGACATGCATGGCATGAGCCGGAGCCAAGCAGTGCTGTACAAGGTAGATATTGCAGACGCTGCTATCTTGAAAATGTTGGAATGGGAAAAGCCGTTGTCGCAGCAAAAAGAAACTGTGCAGTTGGCCGTCCGCAGTATGCTGGACAGCCAAGAGTTTCGCAGCGCAACTCGTGATATTGTCGATCCGCAAACCGGAGAAAGCCTTGGTGTTTTGGAATCTGGCGATGCGCTGCGAAAGAAAGTTCTGAGCTCGTGGGACTCCTTTACTGGGGAAGAATTGTATCGCCAGATGTACGAGCAAGGTATTGTTGCGTCTGACGAGGCTGCGTCAAAGTTGTTGCTAAAGTTTGGTGTACCCGGCATTAAGCACATACTGCTTAGCAGCACATCCGACGCAGATACGTTTGTTGTGTTTGATGAAAATTTGGTGTCAATTACTGAGCGCAACGGTCAGCCAGTTTCGGCGACCGAACGCGCTAGCTTGCTCGGGCAGGCACGGGACCTTGGTCAAGGAATGGTTCCGCGACGGCAGGCTCGACCTAATGCGTTCATTATTCCGGGCATTCGCCGCACGACGATTGGCCTGATGAACACGGCGGACCTGTCGTCGCTGATGCATGAGTTCTCGCACGACTACCTGAACCTGCTCTTTGATCTGGCGGCTACAGATGGCGCGACTGATCAGCTGAAGGCGGATGCGGCGCTGGTGCTCCAGACATTCGGGGTGACCGACCGGACGCAGCTTACGGTTGAGCATCAGGAAAGCTGGGCGCGGATGTTCGAGGCGTACCTCGAGGAGGGCAAGGCTCCGAGCCGGGCGCTGGACCGGGCGTTTGCACGGTTCCGGGCGTGGCTCTCGGCGATCTACCGGATGGCCCGGAGCGTGCTGGTGCCAGTGTCGCCGGAGATCCGCGGGGTCTTCGATCGCATGCTGGCGACCGAGGCGGAGATCGACGCGGCTCGGACGGCCAGTGTCGGCGATCCGCTGTTCGGGTCCGCGGAAGAGGCCGGGATGACGGACGCGGAGTTCGCGGCCTACCTACAGAAGCAGGCGGACGCACGGGCGTTTAGCGAGGCGACGCTGCTGCGCGAGATGCTGGCCGAGCGCCGGAAGGAGACCCGGGCCGCGTGGCAGGAGCGGCGCGAGGAGGTCGAGGAGGCGGTGCGCCTACAGGTCGAGGCGGAGCCGGTGCAGCAGGTGGTGCATTTCCTGCGGACTGGTGAGCTCCTCAACGGTGATCCGCTGCCGGAGGGCGTGGAGCCGGTCAAGCTGTCGAAGGCACTCCTCGTGCAGCGGTACGGTGAGGAGGTGCTCCGGAGCCTGCCGAAGGGGGTCTACAGCGTTGAGGGCGGGGTTGATCCGGACGTGCTTGCGCTGTCGTTCGGCATCCAGTCTGGCGACGCGCTCATCACGGAGATGCAAGCGTTTGAGCCGTACAAGGCGCGGGTCAAGCGGCTGACTGCCGAGGTTATGGCGCGGGAGTTCCCCGACCTGATGAATGACTCGATGGCGCTGGCGAACGCGGCGATGGCCGCGGTCCACCGGTCCGAGACGGATCAGGTGCTGGTCGAGGAGCTACGCATCCTTGGCCGATCGGATGCCAACATCCCGCCGACGGACCTGCCGACGATCAAGCGGCTCGCCCGGGAAATCATCGGCGGCACTGCGGTGCGGAATATCAACCGCGAGCGGTTCCGGCAGGCGGAGTTGTCGGCTGGCCGCAAGGCGTATGCGGCGATGCGGCGTGGGGATGCGTCGACCGCGGCGTTTCACAAGCGGCAGCAGTTGCTCAACCACATCCTGTACCGCGAGGCCACGCGGGCGCTGGAGATGGCGGAGAAAACGCGGAAGTTCTTTGCCCGGATGGCGAAGGGCACGACGCAGCAGCGGCTCGGGCTGGCGGGTTGGGAGTATCAGGAGCGGATGAATGTGCTGCTCGCGCAGTACGAGTTTGTCCGCGTGTCGCTCCGGCAGCTGGATCGGCGCAGTTCCCTGCAGGCGTGGATCGAGCAGCAGCGCCTCGAGGGGATCGACGTCGAGATCCCGCTGAGCGTGTTGGTAAACGACATCGCCTCTCAGCAGTTGAACTATCGGCTCTTGACGGCGGACCAGCTGCAGGGCGTGTATGACTCCGGGCAGCAGATCTACTACATCGCTACCCGGAAGAACGCCTTGCTCGCGGACGCGAAGAAGCGAGCGATGCAGCAGGTCGAGGACGAAGTGGTCGCGTCGATTGCGGCCAGCCACGAAATCAAGCCGCGGCTCCCGGACTATGTCCCGTCGCCATTTAAGCGGCTGGCCGACTTCCTGAAGAAGATCGACGCGTGGCACATCAAGCCAGAGTTCCTGTTTACTTGGCTGGACGGCGAGAAACCGATGGGACCGGTCTGGTCGGCGCTGTTCAAGCCGATTGCGGACGCCGGTGTCGCGGAGGCCAAGATGCTCCGCGAGGCGCTGCCGGAGCTCGAGCGGCTGTTCAACATGATCCCGAAGGCGCGGCGCAAGCAGTTCCTCGAGCGCAGCATTACGGTGCCGGGAACGGATGCCAAGCTGACGGGCAGCACCGTGCTGGCGATGGCGCTCAACTGGGGCAACGAAGGCAACCGCGAGGCGCTGCTGCAGAGCACGGTGTCTGGGCAGCAGCTGTGGACGCGCGAGATGGTGGAGGCGGCGTTCCGGCAGCTGACCGCGGACGAGTGGCGGATGGTGCAGGCGGCGTGGGATTACATCGACACCTTCTGGCCGCAGATCTCGGCGCTGCAACGTGAGCTTACTGGCGTGTCGCCGCAGAAGATCGAGGCGTCGCCGTTTGTTGTGCGGACGGCGGACGGCGAGACGATCCAGATGCGGGGCGGATATTACCCGCTGGTGTACGACCGGAACTACAACTGGGCGCAGTTCAAGGCGGACGCTGCCGCGGATGTAAAGGATCTTGGCGCGACGACCTACACGCGGGCGGTGACGCGGCACGGGTTCACGGAGCAGCGCGTGGGCTCTGGCGGTCGCCCGGTGAAGCTGGACCTGTCCGTGCTCTCCGAGCATGTGCTGAACGTCATCCACGACCTGACGCACCGGAAGGCGATTCTGGATGTCGGGCGGTTGATCGAGCGGCCCGGGATTCGCGAGGCGATTGAGGGAGCCGCGGGCCGGGAGATGTATCGCATCATCCGTCCGTGGCTACAGCGCGTGGCGAGCGATCAGCGTCCTGCCGCAACGCCAATCGAGGATCTACTGGGTCGAGCGCGGACGGGCGTGACGGTCGTCAATATGGGTCTCAAGATGACGACCGCAATCGTGCAGCCAATCGGCTACCTGCAGACGGTCGAAAGCCTTGGGGTGAAGTACGCGCGGCGTGGGTTGCAGGCGTTCTTCCGTAACCCGAAGAAGCTGGTGGCCGACGTCCTTGAGCAGAGCGCGGAGCTCCGGGCACGCCAGCAGAACTTCGACCGCGACGTCCGGGACAGCACGCGGTATCTGGCGGCGAAGGGCAAGATGACGCAGGTGACGCAGGCGTACTTTGTGTTCACCGGGCTGATGGATATGGCGGTCGCGATCCCGTCGTGGTATGGCGCGTACCTCAAGTCGGTCGAGACGATCCGCCCCGGGGACCACGACGCCGCGGTGGCCTATGCGGATCAAGTTGTCCGGACGTCGCAGGGCTCTGGCGCGTCGAAGGATCTGGCGCTGATTCAGGGCGGCGGGAATGCGCAGCGACTCTTCACGCTGTTCTACTCGTACTTCTCCGCGCTCTACAACCTGATGCGGCGCAGCGGAACCACGCTCGCGCGTGAGGGGTCGAAGGACGTGCCGCGGTTCATTGCCTCGATGGCACTACTCTGGTTCCTGCCAGCGGTGCTCTCGGAACTGATCGCGGGCCGTGGTCCGGAGGATGACGAGGACGAGATGGGCTGGGCACTGACGCAGCTGCTCCGCTATCCGGCGAGCACGATCGTCGGGCTGCGCGACATCGCTGCCGCGGTGGGTCCGGAGGCATACGACTACGAGCTTTCGCCGGTGACGTCGGCATTCCGGTCCGTTGTGAAGACCATCAACAACGCCGGGGAAATTGTCGCAGACGCGGTCGAGGGCGCTGGCGTGGATATTTCCGAGGGTCAGTTGAAGGAGTTCTTGAATGCGGTCGGGTACTGGGGTCAGTTGCCTACTCGACAGATGTGGATTACTGGCGCATACTTGTATGACGTTATGATGGGTTACGAGACCCCGGACAGCGTCGGCGAGTTTACGCGGAACCTGTTGTTTGCACGCCCACAATAACGGATGGATGAGGACACGACGATGGCGAACGACAAGAACAGTGTGATGCTGGTGGTGGCCGGGTTCTTCGGCAGCCTGATTGCGGTGGGTAAGGCGAGCCACGGCAACATGCGGGACAATCTCCTCGCCATCAGCGCGGGGACGAGCAGCGCCTACTTCCTCACGCCCGTGGTGTTTGAGGTGACCGGGATCGCCGCCAGCCAGCAGACGATGAGCGCGATGGCGTTCCTGCTCGGCGTGCTAGGCCAGCGTGGGGTCGAGATTGTCATTGGCAAAATCTTCCCGGAGACGAAGGATGCTTGACCGCCTGAACCTCCTCGCTAACGCGGTGATGACTCTCGCCTCCGCCGCGTTCTACATTATGATTTTCACGAAGGCCGCGCCGGGGTTTGATGCGACCCAGCATTTGCGGCCCCG